GTACTAAACAAGAGATGCTTGAGGACGATGAAAACAGTTTTGATTTGATAGACCACATCAATGATGTTGTTGAGTATTGGACTATCCGAGAGGACGGAGCAATGTTCGTACGCATAAGGATGGATGACAGAGCAAAGGAATTATTCTCCGAGGATTATGTGAAAAAATGGGATAGGTTCAATCCGTTAAAGAGACCTTATCTGTACACAGCAGAATTAGACGATTTTACGAACTGCATCTATGGTTCGTCAGAATATCTGCACCCATATGGAGACCCTCTCGATTGTCATCATTGGGACGAGCAGACGGAAAGAGAGGACGAGTGATGACACACGAACTTAAGATATTGCCTAAATACTTCGATGCGGTCAACTGCGGACTGAAGAACTTCGAGATTCGCATCAATGACCGCAACTATCAGGAAGACGATGAACTTATCCTGAAGGAATGGGAGCGAGGCAAATACACGGGCAGAGAATGCCGTAGATGGGTCGGATATATCTATCATGGTGACGGCACATACGGCATAGCCGAGAATACTGTGGTGATGGCTCTGAAGCGGTCAGCACCACAGACAGATTGCAAAGATTGTAAATATATGTGGTGGAATAGTGACGCAAAACGATATGAGTGTATGGTGGAGAGATGCCGATATGAGGACGAGCCACAGACGGAAAGGAGCGAGTGATGAGGAACGCAGAAAAGATAAGACAGTTTGATGATGAACAGTTAGCAAGATTCCTATGGATTTGGAAGATTAACAGCGTAACAACATTCCTTACGCAAGGTGGCATGAACAGCATGGATGCAAAAGATATGCGGGCATGGCTCGACCAAACAACAGATACATTCATCTGTACTGAAACCTTTGTCGGAGATGATTACACATTCGACCAAGATTTCAAGGACAAGCAAGCCAATACTCCGCAGACGGATGTATATGACTACAAGGGCAACGGCAAGTGGGAAAGGAGCGAGTGATGACGAATGCAGATTGTATCCGCAGGATGAGCGATGACCAACTGTATGACTTCTTATCAGAGTGGGAGTGCGGTGATATAGATTACTCCATTACATTCTGTGACTTATGCAAACAAGGTGGCAACGAGTTAAATCTTGATTGTGACGGATGCAGAAAGCATTGGCTTCAGAGAGATGCGGTAGATGTTGGTGGTCTGATGTATTGGAAACGGAATACAACATTTGAAGTCGATACTCCGCAGACGGATTGCACAAAGCCTATAGAGTGCAAAAAATGTACCAAGCACATTTGCTATGGCTGTGAGCATCAAGCGGAAAAAGAGGTGTGGCGAAAAGCGCAGGCGGATTGCGGATGGAAATAACAAAAGGGGTGGAGTAATGACAGTGAAATACTATTGGCTTGCCGTAACTGCTGATAAGTACGAACTACCATTAGCGGTAGCAGACACAGCAAGGGAACTGGGCAAAATGGTGGGCTTAAGCCGTAATACCATAGAGACTTGCGCCTACCGGGGAATAAGCGGTAGCCAAAAGGGTCGCAAGTACATCAAAGTGCCTAGAGAGGAGTAAGAAGCATGGTTTATCTGGATCACCGAAAAAGGTATGTAGAGTACAAGCAAGCGTGCAACGATCTAGCCGAAATCCTTGATGACTGGACATTAGCCTTTCAAAGGACAGTGCCTAAAATATCCTATGGCGACAAGGTGCAGGGTAACCCTGTCAACAAGATAGAAGAGTACATCATTGAGGTAGAAGAAAAAGGCTTGAGACAGCGCAAGGAAACTGCCGAACAGATATTAGACGGACGCAAACGCTTGTTAGATGAAGCAGAAGAAATACTGCGGAAGTCGAAAAACATCTATGACCTTATCTACACCATGCGATGGGTAGACGGATTAAGACCAAAAGATGTGTATAGAAGACTTGACCTTATGGGCAAGAACTATAGCGAAAGCCAGATATACGAAATAACCAAAAGAATAAGGGCGCAGATAGAAAGGACATTTTAGTGCCCAGAGTGTAACTATTAACTACAAAACCTATGATAAGAAACTGGGATGAACATGGCTTACATATGGACTTCAGCAATATCAGAGTGCCACAGGGCAGACCTTCTGATGTTGATATGTGGTACATAGACAAAAGCGGATTTCTAATCATAGGCGAGATCAAGAACACTAAAGGCACATTTACGGATGCACAGAAGTACCTGCTAGCCAAGTTGGTAGACAACCACAAAGGCGGTGGCACTATCCTGTATATCACGCACCACAGAGATGTACACCAAGGCGACACCATCGTAGATGTAAGCAGGTGCAAGGTAGAGGAATACTATTGGCATGGCAAATGGATAAAACCAAAGACCTATACAACTGTCAATGAAGCATTCGATAAATTGCTAGGCGGTGTGTTTTAGAAGGGAGTAAGGATGCGAAGCACGGCAGAGATAGACAAAGAGTGGTTACGGATCAAACCAACCATAGCCAAGATAAAAGGCGATAAATGTTTTTACTGCGGTAGCCCGGCAGAAGAATACCACCACATAATACCAAGGCACATGGGCGGTGATAACAGGCTTGAAAACATTGTACCGATGTGTGCCGAGTGCCACAAGAAAGCGCACAGCAAAAGGCCATACAAAAGGCAAGCGCAATGGGGCAGAAGCAGAATTGAAGCCCCTGCAAACTTCACAGGAATAGCAAGGCAATACCTTGACAGCGAAATTACGTTCAACAAAGCACTAGAACTAACAGGGCTAAAGAAGAATACCTTTTATCGCTTGCTTGAGGAATACCGAAAAGAGACAGGCGACAACAGGAGACACAGAAACCTAGGGAATAGGCATAGAAGGAGTAAGGATGGCAATAAATTCAAGAGCAAAGGGTGCTAATGGGGAAAGAGAACTAGCACAATACTTACGGAATAAAGGACACCTAGAAGCAAGAAGATCAGCACAGTATTGTGGCAAGACAGGTGATGCCCCGGACATAGTCGGTGTAAATGGTCTACACATCGAGTGCAAAAGGGTAGAACAGTTTAGGGACGATGTCAGCCTACAACAGGCAGAAAGAGACAGCCGAGCAGGTGACCTGCCAATAGTCATGTACAGAAGGAATGGTGAAGAATGGAAAGCACTAACAAGGCTTGATACATTCCTTATCATCTGGGATGAACTATCAGACACACAGAAGGCAAACATACATCAAAAACTAAAGTTTCTGAAAAATCGGAGTTAATCGGAAAATGGGGGTGATAATATATCAGTGTGAAGAATTGCCTTTTCGGTTTATTCATTGCATCATACTCCTTTCATACCATAACTAATATGCAGATGGGCACGGTATAAAAGCCGTGTCTTTCTGTTATAGGGGAATAATCATGAACAAATGCCTAAAAACACTACCATTGGGGGAGATAGTACCATACGAAAACAACCCTAGGCATAACGATAGTGCCGTTAGTGCGGTGGCAGAAAGCATAAGACAATGCGAGTACATAGCACCGATAATTGTAGATGAGAATATGGTGATACTCGCAGGTCATACAAGACACATGGCACTAAAATCACTTGGCAAGAAAGAGGCTGAAGTGATGATGGTTACAGGTCTTACCGATGAGCAGAAGCGCAAGTACAGGCTGTTGGACAACAAGACAAATGAACTTGCAGAGTGGGATATTGACCTGCTTGAAGTAGAACTTGACGACCTTGACTTTGAAGGCTTTGATTTTGGGTTTGATATTGAGCAGGTAGAGTCAGAACCAGAAGTAGAAGAAGATGATTACACCGAGGAAGATGTAGAAACAAGATGCAAACTTGGTGACTTGTGGCAACTTGGTGATCATCGGCTGATATGCGGCGACAGCACCGATGTAAGTGTTATTGATAGGCTTATGGATGGGGTAAAGGCTGATTTATACCTCACAGACCCTCCATACAATGTTGACTATACGGATGGTCACGAGAACGAAAGAAAAATAATGAATGACCATTTTGACACAGACGAGCAATGCGGAGAACAACTATGGCTTCCTGCTTTTAGCAATGCTTTGTTGCACAGCAAAGATTGTTGCTCGGTTTACTGCTTTATGCCACAAGGCGGCACTCACATGATGATGATGATGATGATGATGGGTAAAGCAGGGTGGCAGGTAAAGCACGAACTTATATGGAAGAAGCAATCAATAGTGTTAAATAGAGCCGATTACAACTATCAACATGAGCCGTTTTTATACGGATGGAATAAAACACATAAATTTTACGGGAAAGGCAAATTCAAGAATACAAGCGTATGGGAGTTTGATAGACCGACAAAGAGCAAAGAGCATCCGACAATGAAACCGATTGAGTTGTTGGCAGAAATATTGTTGAATGCGACAGAAAGAGAAAATCTTGTTTTGGATACGTTCGGCGGTAGTGGTAGCACATTAATAGCCTGTGAACAGTTAAACAGAAAATGCTATATGTGTGAACTTGATCCGCATTATTGCGATGTCATCATAGATAGATGGGAACAATTCACAGGCGAAAAGGCGGTGCTGATAAATGAATAGGTCAGAACTGCTTAACGAGATACGCAGAATAGAAACAGCAATACAGAACACCAACAGCAGAAAACTAAAGCATGATTATGGCAAGCACCTAAAGAGATTATACAAAGACCTACACTACTATGACAGGCAGATGAAACGATGGCAAACGAGCAGAACTTAAGACCAAGTGAATATCAGTTAAGCCAAGAAGAAGCCAAGAGAGGTGGCATAGCATCTGGTGAAGCAAGACGCAGGAAAAGGGATTTACGGATTGCACTTGAAGCCCTGCTAGAAAAGGACATAAGCGACAAGCACGGCAATACTATGACTACCACAGAAGCCATAGCATTGAAGCAGATAGAAAAGGCGTTAAAGGGCGACACTAGGGCGTTTGAGGTAGTGCGTGACACAGTAGGACAGAAGCCTAGCGATAAGGTTGACCTGTCGATAGAAGATGAAAGCGCAAGGCTAGCACATGAGTACTTTGCAGAGCAATACAATAAAGGCATTGAGGAATGACCCTGTAGCCTTTGCCAGAATGGTAGGCTTTACAGACTTAACTGACCTGCACAACGATTGGTTAAGAGAGTGGCTATATGGCAAGGGTGATGTGACAATACAAGCACACCGAGGTAGTTACAAAACATCAGACCTTGCGGTATTCATTGCCCTTCATAGTCTGATATACACAGATAAAAATTTGATGTTTCTGCGCAAGACCGATAGCGATGTAGCCGAGGTCATCAGAACTGTGGCAAGGATAATGCGAAGCGGTGCTTACCAAGTATACGCTAAACAGTTATACGGCATGACCCCGGTGGTGCTAAAGGAGACAGCATCGGAGATACACACAAATCTGTATTCTGGCATAAGCGGTGCAAGTCAGATACTAGGCATTGGTCTTGGTGGATCACTTACAGGTAAGCACGCTGATACTGTGGTAACAGATGACATTGTAAACATCAAGGATAGAGTAAGCCGAGCCGAGAGAGAGCGCACCAAACTGATGTACATGGAATTACAGAACATCAAGAACAGAGATGGTCGCATCATCAACACAGGCACACCTTGGCACAAAGACGATGCCTTTTCCTTGATGCCGAACATTAGGAAGTACACCTGCAATGATACAGGCTTGCTGACAAAGGAGCAGATAAAGCACCTTCGTAGCATGATGTCACCATCACTCTTTAGTGCGAACTATATGTTGCAACACATTGCAGATGAAAATGCGCTGTTTACAGAAGCACAATTCACTAGCGATGTTGATGCGATCTATAACGGCATAGCCCACATAGATGCATCCTATGGCGGTGAAGATGCCACAGCCTTTACTGTGATACACGAACAGGGCGGTTATTTTTACGTTTACGGCAAGAAATACACCAATCATGTAGATGATTGCCTTGACGATATTCTAGCCTTAAAAACGAAATACAGGGCAGGTACAACATGGTGTGAACGCAATGCCGATAAAGGCTATCTAGACAAGAGCCTAAAGGCAAGGGGTGACATCAGTAACACCTACCACGAAAAGATGAATAAGCATATCAAGATAAGCACCTACCTAAAAGAAAACTGGGCAAAGGTGTTTTTTCTTGATGCGACAGACCCGGAGTACATAGCAGAGATATTAGACTACAACGAACACGCACAGCACGATGACTGCCCCGACAGCCTAGCATCAGCAATACGGCAACTAGGTAAAAAACCAATGACGCTGAACAGGAGCATTAAGCACGGACTATGATTTACAGATTACCATATGGCACAGAAATGACGCTGTCAAAACTGTGGGAACTTATCCAGAAGCACAAACAGTATGTGGCAAAGTATTCAAGACCACTTCAGAACGCATATGAAAACAGGTATGAGATATTCCACTATCCATCGAAACCTGCATACAAGCCAGACAACAGAATAGCGGTGAACTTTGCCAAGTATATCACCGACACATTCAATGGCTTTTTCATCGGCATACCTGTCAAGGTAACGAGTGAAGACGAAGCGGTAACGGAATACATTGACTACCTTAACAAGACCAACGATGGTGACAACAACAATGCCGAGATCAGCAAACTATGTGATATATCCGGGGCTTCGTTTGAGATGTACTACAACAAGGAAGATGGCGAAATAGGTATAACCTATCTGTCAGATCTTGAAGCCTTCATGGTGGTAGATGACAGCATCTTGGAAAGACCAATGTATTTCGTAAGATATTACAAGGATGCTGATGGTGTAGAGCGTGGCAGTTATTCGGATAATGAAAATGTGTACCACTTCTACGAAGAAGCAGGGGCACTGCACTATGATGGCGAAGAACACAGGCATGGCTTTATGTATGTACCTGCTGTTGAGTACATCGCCAATGATGAGCGCATGGGGCTGTTTGAAAGCGCAATGCCTGCCATCAATGCATACAACAAGGCACTGTCTGAAAAGGCAAATGATGTGGACTACTTTGCCGATGCCTACATGAAGATCATTGGTGCAAGGGTCGATGATGATGACACCATCCATATGAGGTCAACAAGGGTCATCAACTTTGAAGGTGACATATCCGAAGGCAACGTACCTGTGGTTGAATTCATGGGCAAGCCAGAAAGCGACACATCACAGGAGCATCTTTTGGAAAGACTGAAGACGGACATATTCCAGATGTGCATGGTCGCCAATATCAGTGATGAGAATTTCGGCACTGCATCCGGGATTGCACTGCGCTACAAACTTGAAGCCATGAGCAATCTGTTTGTAGCCAAGTCAAGACGCTTCACATCAGCAATGATGGAGCGCTACAAGATAATCTTCAGCAACCCAATAGCACAGATACACAAAGTGCCTAAAGATGCGTGGGCAGGTATCGACATTAGATTTACTGCTAACTACCCTGCAAACCTTGAGAGCGAAGCAGAAATAGCCAAGAGCCTTGAAGGTGTTGTAAGTAAGGAAACACAACTGAAGGCACTGTCGCTTGTCGATAACGTAGGCGATGAAATAGAGCGTCTTGAAGCAGAACAGACACCAAGCGTGGTAGATAATATCTGGGGTGAATAGCAATGGCACTAACGAGAAGCCAATTGATGCGGTTAATGGCAAATGCGGAATATTGGCGAGATCGTGAAGCCAAGCAACGAGAAACCTACATCCGTACAGAGGATGAAGAACTAGCCGAGATCAACCGCATATACAACGAGATGTACAGATGGGCTGAAAGGGAAATAAATGCTTTCTACGGCAAGTATGCAAGTGCAGAAGGCATAGACATCACCGAAGCCAAGAAAAGGGTATCTAAACTTGATATAGAAGAATATGAGCGACTAGCCAAACAGTATGTCAAGGACAAAGACTTTTCTGACCGAGCCAATGCAGAAATGCGACTGTACAACGCTACAATGAAAATAAACAGGCTTGAACTTCTTAAGGCTATGATTGGTCTGAAGTTAGTCGATGGCACTAATGACATTGACAAGCATTGGGAGAAGATAGCCACAGACCGAGCCACACAGGAGATCATCAGACAAAGCGGTATACTTGGCAAGACCTTGACAGACACCGAGGTAACCAAGACAGCCAAACAGATAGTAAATGCTGACTTCTACAATGCCAATTTCTCTGAACGCATATGGTCACACATGGATAACCTGCGGTCAGAACTTGCTATAGAACTTCAGAAGGGATTGATAGCAGGTATCGGTAGCAGACAGATGGCAACCAACCTGCGCAAGAAGTTTGATGTATCTGTAAGAGATGCACACAGACTAGCACGCACCGAGTTAAGGCGCATACAGACCGATGTAGCCAAAGACAACTACGAAAGAAACGGCTTTGAAGAGTATGAATATATGGCGGTCAATTCAAGGGCTTGCCCTATATGCCGAGAGTTAGACGGCAAGATATTCAAGGTAAAGGACATGAAGCCGGGGGAAAACGCACCACCTATTCACCCTAACTGCCATTGCACCACAGCACCAACCTTCAATGATGTAGAGCATGAACATTGGATAGCATGGCTTGAAAGCGGTGGCACAACAGCAGAATGGGAAAGAATGACCGAGCAACAGCAGATAGCATGGTATAAACGGCACTATGGTTGATAAAGACACAGCACCCACTTGGGTAAAATGCTGATGTTGTCAAGGGGCTGAAATGCCCCTTTTATCGTGCATGGAAAAGTGTAGTAGGTGCAACTCCTACACCATGCCAATTTTGTGGGGACACACCACCAAGCCTTGAAGTGGTTAAAAGCAAAGGGTAAGTCAATGCTCTTATGACTTTAAAGAGAGGAAGGTAAAAGAATATGGCAGAGCAGACAAACGAGAACGTAGCACAGACTACAAACCCAGAACAGGCGAAATACACCGATGCTGATGTGGATGCGATCATCAATAAGAAGTTTGCATCATGGCAAGAGAAACAGGACAAGGCTATAGCAGAAGCAGTAGCCAAGGTCGAAGAAGCCAACCGCCTTGCACAGATGAATGACAAGGAAAAGGCTGACCATGAACGCAAACAGATGGAAGATGAACTTGCATCCTTGAAAGCAGAAAAGGCACACCACACTATGATGTCACAGGCAAGGCAGATGCTTAAGGCTGATGGGCTGACCATACCAGATGAGATCGTAAGCGTATTGGTGACAGACACAGCAGAAGGCACAAGCGAAGCGGTAAAGGCATTCAGTGGTATGTTCCAGAAGGCTGTTGATAACGCAGTTAAAGAAAAGTTAGCAGGTAGTGAGCCAAGAAGGGGCAACGCTTCTGCGATGTCGAAAGAAGAAATTTTATCAATAAAGGACAGGTCAGCAAGGCTGAAAGCAATCGAAGAAAACCTTGACCTGTTCCAGAACAAATAAGGAGATAAATCATGGCACTTGAAATTCAGTACACTACAGTAGCAAACGATGTAGCACCTGCAATCAGTGTAGACCTTGCGTCTAACCTTGCAAAGGGCATTAAAAGCCTACAGGAAATCCTTGGCGTGAATGATATGTATGCAATGCCGGCAGGTACTACAGTAAATATCTATAAGTCAAAAATCAAAGGATCAATCAGAAAACAGCCTGCAAGCGGTGAAACAGTACCACTGACAGAGGTAGAAAGAACAGCAGTACCTAATACACTTTCGCTTGACTTCTATCGCAAAATCGTCACAGCACAGGCTATCCAGAAGGCAGGGAGAGAAAATGCACTGTATGACACAGATCGTGCGCTTATCGGTGGTATCAGAACGGCTATCAAAGGTGCGTTCTTCACAGCACTGGGCGCAGGTACAGGCACAGTAACAGCACAGACAACTTTCCAGAAGCAGTTGGCACAGGCATGGAGCGCAGTACATACATACTTTGAGGATGTAGATGGTGAGCCTATCCACTTTGTTAACCCTGCTGATGTCGCAGACTACCTTGGCACAGCCACGATCACTACACAGAATGCCTTTGGCTTTGACTATGTAGAAGACTTCCTTGGTCTTGGCACAGTAGTATTCAGCGCAAATGTAACAGCAGGTACAGTTATTTCCACTTCCAAGGCTAACCTGCGTGGTGCTTATGTACCTGCAAATGGCGAAGTAGGACAGGAATTCGGCATGAGTGCTGACGAAAGCGGTCTTGTAGGCATTTGCCACCATGTCAACACTTCTATGGCAGGTATCGAAAGCCTTATGATGACAGGTGTTAAATTCTACCCAGAAGACCTTGCAGGTGTATTCAAGGGCACTATGACTGCGTAAAGGGGCATAGCCCAGAAAGGGGCTTAAATGCTAGACAAAATTCTTTTATTGCTTGGTTTAGATGACGAAGCGGTAACAGATAAGGTCGAAGCGATAATGGAGATGACCAAGCAAAGGCTTATGCTGATGCTTGGTCAATCTTCTATCCCGGATGCCTTATCTTTCGTAGTAGTCGAAGTCACAATAGCACGCTTTAACAGAATAGGGTCTGAAGGCACATCAAGTCATAGCGTATCGAATGAAAGCATGACTTGGTCAGATGATGACTTCAAACCTTACAAAAGCGATATACAGGCATGGCTTAACGCACAGGAAGACACCACACAGGGGAAGGTACGTTTCATATGAGGTACGATACCAAAGCACTGTTTCAGTATGTCACCGATGACTATGACAACATTGGCGACTATGCCGAGACAGTAGCAGAAGAACACACCGAATATGTGTCGATAGCGTCAACAGACATACAGACTATGCATCTAGTCTATGGCGAGATAAGGCAGGGTAGCATCACGATGCACCTGCAAGGCTTTGTGCCTTATTCCTTCAACAGAGTAGTCATAGATGGCAAGGCTTATGGTGTTGACCAAGCCTTTGACCTGCGATTTAAGAAAGTGTACATACTATCCGAATGGCAAGCCTAAAAGTAGAAGGTCTTGAGCCTTTGGTAGGTACGCTTAAAAAGAATGCCACACTAGACGATGTCAAACGGATCGTGAAGAAGAATGGCGCAGACCTTACCCGGACGATGAAAGCCCAGACAAAGATAGCCTATGTTAAAGGCTATAGTACAGGCGACACAGCAGGGTCAATCAATCTTAAGATAACCAATGGCGGTATGACTGCGGAAGTGGCGACAGGCACAGCCTATTCACCTTATGTTGAATATGGCACACGCTATATGTCACCAGAGCCGATAGCACAGCCTTCACTTGACAAGGTCGCACCACAATTCTTTAGGGATTTATCAAGGATAATGGACAAATGACAGAACAGCAAGAATACTTCATGGCTTTAAGAACAGCCTTAAAAGAAAAAGGGTACAAGGTCTATGATGGCGCATTACCGCCAGAGAAGACCCCATACCCTTTCATATACCTTGCAGGGTCATGGCATAACCCTACGGACATCAAGCGTGGCACTCTTGGAATGATAACGCAGGTGGTACAGGTGTGGGGCACTTACAAGATGCGTGGCACTATCAGCACTATATGTGAAGATGTGCTAGCAACAGCCATGTCTATAGAGACTACAGACCACTACGCTTATAAAGTCAGACTAAACGAAACCGAGCAACAGATCATTAATGACGATACAACCAACACACCTTTAATGCAGGGGTACACTTCATTAAGGGTAGCATATTCAAGGAGATAACAATATGGCAGAAGCGGTACAGGGCGCAAAAATCATATATCTGTACAGACTTCTTGAGGAACAGGCTACAGAAGATGCCTTCAGAATTGCCTTTGTTACAGAGGATGGCATTTCCTATTCCAAGGATGCTGACAGCACCACAACAAAGGATGGAGCAATAAGGACACCTTCTGCGGTCGAGATCGAGAAGACAATGACAAGCATTTTGACAAAGGGTGATGAAGCAATCGCCAAACTTAAAAATGCCATGCTCAATGATAAACTTGTAGAACTTTGGGAAGTCAACCTTGATGAGCCTGCCACAGGACAGACCAACAAATTCAAGGGCACATATTTCCAAGGCTATATCACAGAGTATGAGAAGTCATCCAATGCAGAGGATATGGTAGAAATATCACTGACAGTAGGAGTTAACGGAAAGGGCGCAGATGGCAATGTGACAGTAAGTACAGATCAGCAGGATGATGCATCCTATGTATTCACTGACACACCTGCCCAGTAAGCAAAACATTAGGGGTGTAGAATTGGATTTCTGCACCCCTTTTTTGCGATGTATAAATATATCAATGGGGATAAAAAAGTCGCTTAAAAGCGAAATAAAGGGGGAAATATGACCAACGAATTAGTAATCAACGGCACTACCTATGAATTCAACTTCGGTATGGGCTTTGTAAGACAGATTGACCCAAAGCATCAGCAGAAGGCAAATGGTGTTTCACAGAATATCGGCTTGATAGTCGAAATAGCCAAAATACTTGATGGTGACATCACAGCACTGTATGAAGCACTGCGCATGGCTAACAAGGGATTTACACCTAGGCTTGAACAGGCAGAATTTGACAAATGGATTGAAGACCCGGCCACAGACATTGAAGGTGTATTCAAAGAGGTAGAAGGTTTTTTCGCCAACAGCAACTGTTGCAAGATAGCGTACAAGAAGATAGCACCGACAGTAGCGGAGACATCTACACAGAAATAGCAACAGATTGCATACGTTATTTAGATTTATCAATTGAAGAGATAGACAGACTTACCCTGCCAGAGATCACGCTGTTGATGAGAGCATACACACTAAAAGAAGTGGACAGGTACAGAGACTTGCACCTGTTGGCATGGCTTTCAGTTTCAGCCGGGGCAACAAAGAAGGATGGCAAGCCTGTCTATAAAAAGTTTAGGGACTTCTTCGACTATGACAAAGAAGTAGAACAGACAAAGAAACAGCCCGATAAATTCAGTAATCTTTCCAAGCATCTAAAGGAAAAAGAGCAATGCAAAACGAAGTAAAAGCGATATTAACAGCCGAAGACAGGGGCTATACATCTACACTACAAAAGGCGCAGGGTGTTACCGAAGGCTTTGGCGCAAAGATAAAAAGTGGCTTGGGCTTCGGCATACTGATGAGAGCAGGGCAGAAGTGCTTTGATACCATCGGCAGTGCGATCACATCAAACTTGAGTGGTGCGGTCAAAAGGTTTGACGTTATCAACAACTTCACACCTGTAATGCAAAGCCTTGGCTTTACTGCCGATGAAGCAAAAGCATCTATGGATGTGCTGTCAAACAGTCTGTCACACCTGCCAACCACACTTGACCAAGCAACAAGCCAACTTCAGCAGATAGTAGCGGTAACAGGTGACCTGCCGAAAGCCACAAAGTTAACGCTTGCGCTTAACAACGCAATGGCAAGCGGTGGCGCATCTGCCGAACAGCAAGCAGGTGCTATCAATCAGTGGGTACAGGCAATGTCTAAAGGTAAGCCAGACCTACAGGACTGGAGAGCCTTGGTACAGACCGCACCTGCACAGATGAAGCAGTTAGCAGAGTCTACACTTGGCGCAGGTAAGACACAAGCCGATTTGTATGACGCTATGCAAAGTGGCGAAGTCACAATAGATGAAGTCACTGACAAGATGATTGAACTGTCTGAAAAGGGCGGTGATGGTTTCGCATCATGGCAAGAACAGGCAGAAAAAGCAGGTGGCGGTATCGGTCTTGCTGTGGGCAGGATCAAGTCTGCCATACAAAGAAACCTTGCCAACACTATAGATGCTGTCAACAAGAAGTTTGAAGAGTTTGGCGGTGTAGCAGGTATCATCACAAAGGTAATACCTGCCATTGATGGTTTCGGCAAATCATTCAACCAACTGCTTTCGGGTGACATCTCATTAATAGAATGGATGACCCAACTTACCACAGGCATTAACGGAATGCTTGAACAGATAAGCGCAAAAGCCCCGGAATTCACACAGAAGGGCATTGAACTGCTTGGGCAGTTTATTACTGGCATTGGGCAGAACATACCAACCTTGATAAATAAAGGCTTGGAATTGGTGCTTAACATCGGCATGGGAATTGCAAGGGCACTGCCTAAACTTATTGTCAGAGGTCTTAACGCTGTCACAGCCTTTGTCGATGGACTTGGCAAAGGCAACAGCAAGATAGCAGGTAAGGCACTTACTTTGATGGGCACACTTATCAAGGGCATTATCAAGGCAATGCCACAGATACTGTCGGCAGGTCTTCGCCTTATGGTGGCACTGCTTCGTGGTATCGTGCGTGGCTTTACGGCAATACCGGGCAAGGTCATATCAATGGCAAAGAAGATACCGCACGCAATCAAAACAGGTGTGGGAAACCTTGCAGGTATAGGCAGAGACATCGTAGCAGGTCTGTGGAATGGACTCAAAGCAAGATGGGACAGCATGGTATCAAGTTTGAGGGCGAAAGCATCAGCATTACCGAAGGCGGTTAAGGCTGTGCTTGGCATCGGTTCACCATCCAAAGTCTTTATGGCACTTGGTGAATTCACAGGCGAAGGCTTCGCTATAGGTATCAACAAATCTTACAGACAGGTGCAGACCGCCATGAGTGGTCTTTATTCAATGTCACCAAATGGTGCAATGGGCGGTACGCTTGCACTGAATGATGCATACAGTTATAACGCATCAGCAAGGTATGAAGTGGTTGTACCTGTCAACCTTAACGGCAGAGAGATCGCAAGAGCCACAGCAGGTGATATGCAGACAGCACTTAACCAGAGACAGACAAGACAGAACAGAAAGGTGGGTATCAGATAAATGTATGACTTCATAGACACAAACGAACATACAAGCACAACTTCACTACCTGCCGAAGCGGTCAGCATCGATGGTACATATCTTGAAAACATCGTAAGCGGATACAGAACGCTTTATGTAAGCGGAAGGGAAAGCCTAGCCCCGGAACTCAACACCTATTCGGTAGGTGTGGCAGATGGCGAAAAGGTCAAGAATAGACGCTACCCTGCAAGAACACTTACAGTAGGATTTCAACTGCTTGCGCCTAATGCTGAAGAATTCCGTGCAAGGTTTAATCAGTTGAATAACGTCTTGGCTAAAGATGAAGCAGACTTTATCTTTAATGACGAAACTGACAAGTACTTTACAGGCTATCCGATAATGAATACCACTGTTGACCCCGGCTTGAACACTGTCACAGGTGAATGGGAAATCTACTGCGCCTATCCTTTCAAGCGTTCAGTAGATACAGTCACACTGACCACAGACGATGCAACCGGGGTAGTGGTTGAAGGTAACAAGGCAACATTCACCATTGACTATGATGGTATGCTACCTGCCAAGCCTTTACTGCGTGCGGAATTTGCGAGTGCCGAAACAGACGGATCATACAATGAAGATGGTGACTGTGGCTTTGTGGCATTCGTCAATGATGAAGAGGACATCATCCAACTAGGTAATCCAGAAGCAACAGATATTGACCCACTGAACAAGAATGCAACGCTTATCAATCATGCATTCAATTCGCTGACAGGTTGGACTATCAACAATATTGCGTTAAGGAATATATCTGACCAATACTGGAATAAGGGCAAAGGGCAAAACCTAAAATATGCCTTTGGTACAGGCTCACTGAAGAAAACAACAGTAGGTGGTGTCAACTTCAATCTGAATGTGGTACACAGGCTGTCTGTTGAGAATTCAACACAGAAGGGGTCATTTAAATGCCTTCTGAAGAGTGGAAACAACACAGTAACAGGCTTTACCATTGAGAAAAACGGAAATGGTTATAATGGCACAGTCAAGTACATCATTGATGGCAGAACTGTAGGCACTGCCACTATTGACCTTTCAAGGTTCAATACCAACTTCGGTTTCTGCGACAAACTGCCTGTTTACACCACACAAAGGTATCATGAAGTCATCAAGACTGTGCGCAGGTCTAACGGCAAGAAATTCCGTATACTTGACCCTAGATGGACTGTCAGAAAAGTAGTAACAGGGTGGACATATACGCAAAGCAATCTGAATTCAAGCATAGTCAGAAATGATGAAGTAGTGACCTTCAAGGTGGGCAACCTGCCACAGCGCACCTTCAAAAGCAGTGACATAGCAGGTGTGCCATTTTATGACATGGTCTTTGAATTCAGTGGGAATATCACATACAACGCTGTGAGATCATGCGCACTTATCAAGAAGGCAGGTGTAGCATTCGCTGATATACCAAACGTATTCACAGCAGGTGATATTGTCGAAGCAGACTGCAACAGTGCCAATGTATGGCTTTACCGCAACGGCAGTGCAGATGGTACGCTTGCACCACAGTATGGTGCTTTAGGCAATGACTGGGAAACCTTTGACCTTCATGTGGGCACAAACACTATCGTGGTCACTTGGTCTGACTGGGTAAACGAGAACTACAAACCACACATAGAAATTGAATATAACAAGGTGTTCTTATGATTATTTATTTTTGCGACAGGCAATTAAATATACTTGGTCACGCATCGACAGAATTACCCGATGGCATACGGATCAGTGAAGACAAGACTGTTGAAGATGTCGAAAGCGGTGTGAACTCCTTTGAATGTATCTTGACATGGGACAACGTCACAAGGGCAGACCTTGAAACCGCAGTGAAGGCAGGTAACTACATACTAAAGAAAAGCGGTACACAGTATGACAGCCTTTACCAGATTGTAGAAACCGAACTTGACACACTGACACAGGAAATAAGCGTGTATGCAGAAGATGCAGGGCTTGACCTACTCAATACCACAAGCCCTGCGGTAACGCTGACCAATCGGACTATGCACCAGATGCTTACATACTTTTTGCCAAGCGGTTGGACAGTAAAAGCATGGAATGTGCCGACAACCACCAAGACATATAAGTGGGATGGCGAAAGCACCTGCACAGAACGCATAAGGTCTGTTGTTGGTCTGTGGGGCTGTGAACTGTACTATTCATTCAGAATAGAAAACCTAGAGGTAAGAGAACGCATAGTAAACGTAGTCACAAAGCGTGGACTTCAAACAGCCATACCACAGTTAAGGCTTAACTATGATATAGACAAGATCGTGACCAAAACAAGCATCAATGACCTTGTCACAGCCTTGAATGTAACAGGTGGCACACCATCCGGGAGTAACACACCTATCAATCTGAAGAACTATGACTACTCATACACTGACCTAGTGACAGGCGATGTGTACAAAGTAGACAAGACCACAGGACAGATGCGTAATGTATCCGCTATGGCAAGGTGGTCAAGCGTTATGGATACTGATGGGCTGTGGGTAGGGTCATTCAGTTATGACACCGACAACAAAGCAACACTGGCAGGTCAAGCAAGGGCAGAACTCCAAAGAAAGTGCGTGCCGACTGTCAATTATGAAGTAGACTTCACCTTACTGCCAGATGACATACGGATAGGCGACAGGGTCAACATCGTAGATGATGCAGGTGGCTTGTACCTAGAAGCACGCATACTTCAGATAGAGACTTGCGAAGCGGAAGACACCAAGAAGGCGACTATAGGCGAATACCTGTTAAGGGACAGTGGAATATCTGACAAGGTACAGGCACTTGCCCAAGAAGTGGCAAACCTGTCTACGGAAGTGACCTATACATGGGTAGCATATGCCAATGATAATACTGGTAGCGGTATATCCTTATCGCCTACAGGTAAAACCTACATAGGCATAGCGGTCAACAAGGACACACCTATTGTGGATATATCTGACCCTAGTATTTTTTCATGGGTGCAGATGGACGCTGACAGCATCGTAGCACTATCGTGTGAGATCACATCAAGTGAAGGCACACTTTTTATACAGACAACAGTAGATACAGTGCTTACCGCACATATCTACGCTAATGGTCTTGAACTGACTGCCGAACAGATAGCGGATATAGGCACAATAAGATGGTATGACGCTGATGACCTAACCACAGTATTAGGTACAGGACAGACTTACACCATCACACAGGCTATGGATATATCCGCAATCAATATAAGGGCAAGGTTAGAGGTAGAAGTATGAGTACAGAAATAAGAGCGCAAAACAGCCTTGCACTGACATCTGTTAAGGCGATCAAAGACGCTACAGACGAAGCAAGTGAACTTCTTGACAGCATGAGACAGTCAGCAGAAGACGCAGGGACTACCCTTGATGGCATCTACCAAGATGCGGAAGACGCAAAAGCCAATGCGGAAATAACAAGGGTCTTGGCAAATACTGCGTTTTCCCAACTGTCTGTGGTTGAGAATATAGTAGGTGTGCTTGACCTTATTGCCAAAAACGGAGACTACGAACTGACAGAAGATACTGCGGTAGAAGAAGGCAAATGGTATTTCACTAGGACAGGCACAGAAGGCAACTATGAATATGCAGTGGTAAACAGCCCGGAAGGTGACCCAAGCGCACAAGGATACTATGAACTTGTTGGGATCAATGAGAGCATCCAGAACTATGTGTCAAGCCATATGGTGCTGTTGTCAGATGGCTTGTGGCTACAGGCTGATAATAATGACGCAAAGATACATTTACGCACCACAGCAGGTCAAGAAGGTGTGGTCATCTATGGCGCTGACAACACACCATTAGCACAGTATGGTAGCACATCAATCATCGGTGACCCTAATGACTTTCATATTGAAATAGATGGTCAAGTCATTGGCTTCTATAAAGGTGATGTAAGAGTGGCATATATGAAGAGTGATGAACTATATGTAGAAAACAATCTGTCTTTCGGTCACTTTGTATTTACAGAGCGTGCCAACGGACATTTTACGTTGAAACTTATCGATTAAAGGGGGGCATATGGCAACATTATCCTATAGTCTTTCAAGGAAGGCTTCTGTCATTTCATCGGGGAAGACTTATACATCTACCGCCAAATGCACTGTAACCATCACCTATGCAGTCACAGGCAATGACACTTCTGTAACTGTCACATCGTCAAGATTGGCGGTCAGTGCAATCACAGCCAGTGGTGGCAACAGCGCTTCACAGTCAACGGCACGATCCGACTTGGTCGCAGATTTAAGCAGTGGAGTATTCGCCTTTTACTTCAATTCTAGTAGCCTACTTGTGGCAAGCAGAACAGGCGCAACGGCTAATACATCGTACACTTATACCGGGTCGAAATCTGTGACAAAGACACACAGCGCACAAAATGGTAGAGTGTATGCCCTGTTTAACAACCACCTACCTACAGAGGCTGTGCCAGTCACAATAAGTGCGAAGACATCGTACACAGTGTCATTTAACGCTAACAGTGGTAGTGGCGCACCGGCCAATCAGACAAAATGGTATGGCGAAACGCTGACGCTTACTACATCAAAGCCAGTCAAAGCAGGTTATACCTTCAAAGGGTGGGCAACAAGTGTTGCGAATGCAAGCACAGGTATATTCAACTATGCAAGCGGTGCATCATACACAAGCAATTCAGCAGTGACACTTTATGCAGTATGGGAACTTGCATACACCAAGCCAAGCATCACAGGCATATCAGTCGAACGCTGTGACGCTAATGGCAACAGTGATGATGATGGACAGTATGCAAAGGTCAACTTTAATTGGTCAGTGTTCACATCAAGTGAAGCAAGATACTATGGCGGTGACACCTACCCATACGCAGACAACACCATATCAAGCGCAAGCGTGACAGTAGGAACATACACCAAGACGTTCACAGCATCGGACACATTGCCGATTATTGTTGGTGGCGGTCTGTCTACAGATACGCAGTATGACGTATCGATAACCATTACAGATAGTCAAAGCATAGTAGCGGATCATACCACCACTGTTACAGGCACACTGTCGATGTCTTATTTTCCAATGGACTTCAATAGAGATGCTACTGCTATGGGCGTCTTCATGCCTGCCCCGGATACCACAGAAGGCATATTCCTAGGCAAAGACTTATTCTTACCGCTTGACACATCAGCGACTACAGGAACAGACAAGGACATCTATGACGCACTTGTTGACCTTGGTTGGGATAGCGATGTAATTGTTTAGGGGGTGATTTGATTGTTAGACGTAAAGAAGACGTTGGCGAAAATAATCGGAATGATGCCGTATACAAGCACAATCGCCACAAAGGTAACTGTGCTTCGTTTCGGCACATACAGACTGCTTCACTTCAATGACGCTACAGGGTCGGTCATCAATGACATCACATTGGCTACAACTGACAGACCGAGTGAAGACGAAAGGTCTGTAGGCATAAGGCGAACTTCAACAGCAGGGGGTTCGTCTTTAGGAATGATTGTATTGAGGTCATCAACAGGAAAGATTAATCCGTACTATGTTGGAACGTATGGCGGTACGCTCACAGCATTGGGCACCACAGACACCATAACGGCATCACTCTTTTACAGAGTGTGAGCGTTCCACGTTACAGGCGAATGGAAATAGAGAAAGGGGATAACATGAAACTGACTAACAAGCAATACGATACACTAAAATATATTGCCTTGATAGCCTTACCTGCCTTGCAGGTCTTCTGGCTATCGATAGGTAAGATATGGAACATCAACTACACTGTAGAAATCGGGGCTACCATCGGAGCGGTAGCCCTTTTACTTGGCACACTTTTGGGTGTCAGCACAAGCAACTACAGAGCAGATAAAGAGCAAGATAACTTCAACAAAGACGCAGAAGAAATGCTTGAGGTGGCAGAAGATGAAGATACGGAAGACACAGCCGAAGAATAACAAGTACTACATAAGACAGGCTACAAGCGGTCTGAATGGGGCTGTGACAGGCTATCCAACCATAAGCGGTGCAAATGTACTGTGCAACTGTGTAGGCTACGCTAACGGCAGATTTAACGAGATCATAAACGATCCAGACATTCAGCACATATACAAGCCTTTCAAATATCAGTTGGTATGCAATGCTGAAAACTTCATTGAGAGTGCCAAAAGGCAGGGGCTGAAGATTTCAGCAACACCAATACAGGGTGGCATCATGGTATGGCAGAAGGGTGCAACACTTGGCGGTGGTGACGGAGCAGGTCATGTGGCTATCTGTGAAGAAGTCTATGACGATGGCACTATCCTTACAAGCGAAAGCGGTTATGGTGCGTGGGCATTCAAGACCATGAGAAGAAGCAACACAGGTGGCAGATGGGGACAGAACGCATACTACAAATTCAGAGGATGCATCATTAATCCATCAGTCAAGGACGCAAAGGTTGTACCTGCACCGAAACTGACAATAGATGGTATAGGCGGTGAAGCGACAGTAACAGCCATGCAGAAATTCTTTGGCACACCTGCTGATGGGATCATATCCGGGCAGGTCACACCACAAAAGAAATTCTACCCAAGCCTAAAGGCGGTCAAATTCAATAGTGGCGGTAGCCCTTGCGTAAAGAAACTACAGAAGTGGCTTGGTGTGACACAGGATGGTCTTATCGGTCAGAAGACAGTTAAAGCATGGCAGAAGAAACTTGGTGTCACTGTTGATGGCATCTTCGGTAGTGCTTCGATGAAAGCATGGCAGAAATACCTTAATGCCAACAAGAAGGCTGTGTATCCGACTGTAAAACCAACAGTAAAGCCAACAGATGACACCATCGTAGATAAGGAACTGCAAGCCTGTAAAGAGCAACTGGCTTGGATGAAGAATGCCAAGTATGGATGGGAGAAAAACCCAACCATAGCGAAGTCTAAAAAGAAGGGCACTTGTGTAACTTATGTGTCTTGCGTTCTTCAGAGACTTGGCATACTCAAAAGCGGTCAAGCCTTGTGGCACTCTGGCAAGGGATACGGCACAGGCAAGGTGACAGGCGCAAACGATAGGATGACAGTGACCTACATGGGCAATAAGTCTTTGGCTTCACTGAAGGGCAAACTAAAGGCAGGTGATATTGTACTGCTTGATGACAACAAAAGTGGGGTCAAGGGCAGTGGCGGTCACATCTTCATTCTGACAGGGAAATGGTCTGGCAGTGACCCATATGTGTACGATCAAGAGCCATCACGCACCTGCATCAAAACACAGAAGCCAAGAAAATATAGCGGTAAAAGAAAAGTATTAGCCATTGTAAGGCTGAAAGGGGACAAATGACACAGTTAGTGGTTAAAGATGGAAAAGTCGGTGAAAACGTAAAATTTGAGCGTATAAGACGTATCACAGGCTACTTGGTCGGTACACTTGACCGCTTCAATGATGGCAAGCGTGCAGAGGTCGAAGACCGTGTGAAGCATGGCATAAGGCGGTGATGATTATGCAAACAACTGCGGTGGATGTATTAGCAATAGTGTTAGGCAGTAACCTAGTACTGGAGATAACAAGAGAAATCATCAAACGAGTAAGAAAGGACAGCCCAGAGCAGATAGCATTAAGGGCACTTTGTGAAGACCGCCTAGGTGTATTACTCCGGGATTGGCTTCACGAAGATGTGCGCCTTGCCGATGATTGGCGAATAATAGAAAACCTTTATGAAGGCTATACTGCCCTAGAAGGGAATGGAGAAATACGCAAACTTTACCAAGAAGCAAGCGAGATCAAGACAACAGAATAGGGGTGGAAATCCCAACAGGTGAAGTCGGGCGCACCTGCCGTGATAGTCGGCTAAACCCTCCTATCCCCATATAAATAGCACCTTACTTTTAGCGGTAGGGTGCTATTTTTTTGTGCCTTCAGTCAATGACGCTGAAAATGACACTTGCTTATAACAATGTGTTTAATTGCCCTTGACCTGCTTTCTGAAGCCCTTGCAATCACTGGCTTACAGAATGCGAAGCCGAAATTTTCGATTTAAGCGATTTTTTTATATGGGGTCGATATGTTATACCTTGTATTTTCCAAACACCTGTGCGGTTTCATGTACTAACACTACATAACATGAGTGTGGCATATAGTTAGTACATTATCTCAAAGCCTTGGTGTTGCTTGCTTTCAACAATTTGTTTAATAAGGCTATGCCAGAAAGAACGCTTATGTTCTTGGTCTAATTTGGCATAAATTTCTTTCCAGTCTGCGGTCAAAATTTTGGTTTTAAGCGGTGGCTTTTTTGAACATTCGGCAATCTGCTTAAGCAAAACTTCACTTTTTTCTTTGTACTCATCTTGCGAAACTGTGCCCATTAGGTACATATCGTTAAGACGTTTCAATCTGTCTTTGTACTTGCGTGGGTCATCTTTTTTCTCTTTTGGCTTCATGGTCACCTTTACCTTGAAATCCTCTTCGATGTTTTCCAACAGCCATGCTTCTAATTTTTTCTCATTTACATTATGCTTGCTGTCGCATTGACCATAGTAGCGGTAGCCACATCTGTAGTACTGCCTTTTGCCATCGTAACAGCCACCCATCTTTCTGCCACAGACCGGGCACACAAGCAGACCACTAAACAGATAGGTGCGCTTCTTTGATGCGTGCTTGATGTTACCCTTGATGGTTTCTTGCAACCTATCCCATTCTTCTGGAGTGATAAGCGCAGGGCAGTATTCTAGGTTACCCCGGTATTGACCCTTCAAGATCGTAGACCTAAACAGCCGAAGCAGATGTGTGTGCGTCATGTTCAAGCCGTACTTGTCATTTATCATTCTTGTTGTAGCATGGGCAGACTTATGTAGCAGGTAGTGATTTATGGCTTCTTTTACTATATGGATATTATCGCCAAAGGCTATGCGCTTATCTTCTATCTTATAGCCGAAAGGAACTGTACCACCAAGCACCTTGCCCTGCGCTACTAACTGCCCTTGCACATCTTTTATTCTTTCACTTGTGCGGTCTGCTTCATCTTGGGCAATGCTCAACTTGATATTTACATATAACCTGCCAGAAGCGGTGCTTGTGTCATATTCTTCATTAATGGCTTTCCAATCAACCTTGTTGCGGTCTAGGATGTCTTGCACCTTGTAGTATTCCTTTATATTCCTAAACCATCGGTCTAACTTCGTGAACAGGATCATATCTGGCTTGATTGCTTCGACATCTCGCAATAATTGAAGCATGGCAGGTCTTTTGGTGTAGGGCTTTCGTGCGCTTATTCCTTCATCACGATATTCACCTAAAATGACATGGTCATGCTTCTTACAAAATTCTATTAGGGCATCATGCTGTGCGTCTAGGCTATATCCATGCTTCGCCTGTTCTTCACTGCTGACCCTTTCATATATAAATACCTTCATTTTCTTTCACCTAGTATTTCTATACATTTATAGATGGCATCATCATCAGCCTTGTCTGCCATTATGAATAACTGCATCAATAATGGTCTTTCGGTGATGGCATCTGCAATGATGTCTTCCGGGAATAGGTTGGCTTGCTTTGTATGGTCTGTCATTAGGTCTTCTGTGGTGCAGACAAGGAAACCACAAATGCGGTCTATCATCGGTGACCTTGGCAGACTTTCTGCATTAGTCCACCTTGATACTGTGGTAGGTGTGACATTCAAGAAGCGTGCAAGATCGCTTTGGCTTTTGTGCTTCTTTTCCAGAAGCGTTTTTAAGTTATGAGCAAAAATCTCTGTTGATGTCTTCATCTGTCTTTACCCCTTTCGTGTGTTTTGTATAGAAAATAGTACAACATTTGATAATAAAAAGTAAACAATTTGTTGCAATTTAACTATAAACGATTATAATTAAGGTATAAGTTGTAGTTAATAGTGAAAAGGAGTTAGCAATGTTAAAGGTACATATTGGTTATGCAGGTATGACTTTCTATGCTGTCTATAGGGATGGCATAGAAGTTTATTTTGGCTATTCTGAAGATGAAATCTTTGACAGATTTGGAGTAGCCGTAGATGATATGGAGCGCATATAGAAAGGAGTAAGACATGAACAAGTTAAAAGGTAACATCACGATCACGCTGACAGCAGAAGAAGTGGTAGGCATCAATGAACTTCTGGAAAAGGATATGCCAAAGCCACTTGTTGAACATGAATTCAGCGATGGCACTACAGGGCTTCAGTGCCCTGTATGTGGCAGATTTGTCACCATTGTTAAGGGCAATGAATATCACTATTGCCCCGGCTGTGGACAGCATCTGGACACAGAAAACATCGCACTGTAGAAAGGGGAACACATGAAGTACGGAAAGAAACTTACACTAGCACAGCACAGAACTATTGCAGGTTATACGCAAGAAACCCTTGCCGAAGCGGTAGGGGTAGACAGATGCACAATAGCCTTCTGGGAAACAGGCAGAACGCATCCAAGCGGTAAGAACGTAGCCAAGATAGAACAGGTGCTAGACATCAGATGGGCAGATGATGTTTTGATGCCCGAAGCGTAACTATTAACTATGAAAGAGATCATAGCAGAACTATTAGCCGAGTTATTGGCAGACCAAGAAGGGAGCATGGTATGGATAGAGATACAAAAGAAATGATACTGACATTTTTATCAGTAGCAGGTATGACATTCACCCTGTGGATGGTAATGGTGATAGGGGGCTGACTATGTACAACGAACTGCACATCAAGGCTATCAAGACCGCTTTGGATCAGATAAGAAAGCACAGCGAAGCGATACAAGAATACTGTACAGGCGAATGTGAAAAGTGCCCTGCAAGTGTTGTGTGTGACTGGGCAGGTAATCTTGACTACACCGAAGGCAGAATAACTGATGACCTGCTTGACCGCTTCGTAGAATTCCATGACGAGTGGCAGACAGCCCAAGACCGCAAGACCTTCAAAGAAGTCACAGGGATAGACCCCGGATGGTATGACTTTCATGAAGACCACACCGAGGTCGATTTTTAGGACTAATCAAAAGGTATAATTCAAACAGATGTTCAGTGAAAGGAGTAAGCAATGTTTGAATATGAAATCACAGAAGATATAGCCATTTTAGGTGAAGCCTATGGCAGACAGTTAGAAGTCAACATGGTGTCATGGAATGGCAAACCTGCCAAGGTAGACATCCGCAGATGGAGTGAAGACCATCAGTATATGGGCAAGGGCATAGCCATGACAGAAGAAGAAGCCAAGGCTTTGTACAAGGCTCTGAAAGGCAGGTACGAAAAATGAAAGACAAATGCAGATGGTGCAAGCACTATATGCCAGACGATAGGTACAACGGCTGTGTAGGATGGTGCAACGTAAAGGATAAACCGATGTCATATGACCATGAATGTGCTGATGCCGAGCAAGGCACACAGCACTGGTTAAGCGGAAAAGAGGTGAAGGAATGAGAGCATTGAAGGCTGACGAAATCGAAGTAAGGGTAGGGCAGGTCTACAATGGCGGTGTGTCTATGCTGTTGTATAAAAACGCTAGGGTAGACATGGCGATCCTTGATGAAACCTATGGTGAATTCGGATGGCAGTGTGACTACAAAGACGTTAAAGGCAATATGTACTGCGGTATAGCCGTACTCAATGAAGCATCCGGGGATTGGGTGTGGAAATGGGACTGCGGAACAGAGAGCAACACCGAAAAGGAAAAAGGCGAAGCATCTGACGCTTTCAAGCGTGCAGGTTTCAGATGGGGCATAGGCAGGGAACTGTACACAGCACCATTCATATGGCTTAAGGTAGCCACAGACAAGGTAAGTGACTACAAGTACAAACTGCATAACCCTAAAGAGTTAAACGGCATCTTTGTATCACAGATCAAGACCGAGGAAGTTAACGGCAAGTACAAGATAACAGCCCTTGAACTGTCACAGAGAGCGCAGGGCAAGGACATGGTTATATATCAGTGGAAAGAGAGGTAAGAAAGTGAATTCAGTAGTACTTATCGGAAGGCTGACAGATAAGCCAGAAGTATCATACACACAGAGCCAGAAGGCGGTATGCAAGGTAACGCTTGCAGTAAATCGCATGAATGAAGGGGCAGACTTCATCCGGGTACAAGTGTGGGATAGACAAGCCGAGAACATGGGCAGGTATCTTCACAAGGGTAGCAAGGTAGCCGTACTTGGTCGCATTCAGACAGGATCATACAAGGACAGAGAAGGCAAGACAGTATACACCACAGATGTAGTCGCAAGCCGTGTAGAATTCCTTGACAGCAAGAGTGATAAACCTGCTGATGTATCGGATGTTAAAGCACAGGCAGAAAGCCTTTTCGGTGATGACGTAGGCTTCACCTATACCGATGATGGTATTCCGTTCTAATGGTCAGGTCTATCATCACAGACGATCTGACCAGATGCATAGAATGTGGCAGAAGGGCAGACCACATACACCATTGCCTGTATGGTACGGCTAACCGCAAATTAGCAGACAAATATCACTTGGTTGTGGGATTGTGCTACAATCACCATGAAGGGCAAATGGGTGTGCATAACGGAAACAAGGAGTTAGACATGAAATTAAAACGGATGGCGCAAGAAGCCTTTGAGCGTGAATATCCGCAAATCGAGTTTTTAGCCGTTTTCGGCAGAAATTATTTGCATGACTAACTATTTACCTTAAACTACAAATAATGTTGCTTAAAACTAAAATATACGCCTTCTAGGGGCATATGAAAGGAGTATTAAGTGAGCGACTTGTTAATAGAACTTGAAAAAGCCCGACAAGACCTGCACAAAAGCATGAAACTGTTACGGCAAAACGGCAATGAATTTGCACAGGCAGAACATGACTACCAAGTGGTAAAGGCACAAACTGTGCTAGTTATGAAGTCGAATGGTTGCCCTGTCACCGAGATCAACCTATCTATCAAGGGGCAACCTGCCGTAGCAGAAGCAATGCTTAAGCGTGATATAGCAAGGGTCATGTATGAGACTAACCAAGAGCATATTAACGCTACAAAGTTAGACATCCGGGTATTGGAAAAACAAATAGCAAGGGAGTGGGGCGACAATAATGGCTGATGTCAAATGGATCGCTCTGGCGGTCAATATGTTCGATGATGAAAAGATAGCGCTTATCGAAGCGATGCCAGACGCTGACGCAATCATAGTCATATGGCTTAAGATGTTGACCCTAGCAGGTAAGTTAAACAATGGCGGTGTGCTGATGATGTCAAACGGCTTGCCGTATACAGATGAAATGCTGTCAACATTGTTTCACAGACCATTGAATACTGTAAGGCTTGCGCTTACCACCTTTGAGCAATACGGCATGATCGAGTACATAGACAATGTGATAACCCTGCCTAATTGGGAAAAGTGGCAAAAGGTCGATAGCCTTGACAAGGTGCGAGAGCAAACAAGGTTGAGAGTAGCCAAGCACAGAGCCAGACAGAAAGCCCTTGTAGACGATGTAACGTTACATAACGTTACTGTAACGGAGTACAACAACAACTACATAGACAAAAACAATAACAATAAAGTTGTTGTTAAGGGTGGCTATGACTTCAATGAGATGTTATCTGCTGAAGAGATACACACATTGTACGCTACCTATGAGAACGCTAACGATCTAATCGAGCAGGTACAAGCGGAAGTAAATTCTAAAGGTCTAATCATTAAGGCAAGCGCCTTTGCCTACATCATGGGCTATGCCAAGAATAAAGGGTGGATGACTAAATGATACGCATAGAGGAATGCACCGAAAGGTGCGACTTGGACAACTTGATAGAGTGCGAAGGCTTGACCAAGAAGGTGGGCAGGTGTAACTACAAATGCCCATTCTACAAACCTGTAGGGTGTGGCGATTGGATCAGATCGGGTGGCTTGCTGATACCACCAGAAGACTATGAAAGGATGTATGGCAATGAAAAAAGTAGCAAATCGAAAGAAGTATATTGGCGCATTAAAAGAGTGCCTAGAAGCAAGAAATGATTTTGGTGACCTTGTCTGGAAACAGGATTGGAGCGCAAACAAGGAATACCTAGTGCTGACTGACATCATAGGCGGTGTGCTGATGCTTGATGTAACAGGCAAAACAGAAGCGGAAATACTGCACGCTATCGCTATGGTTGAATGTGGCAAAGCCCCGGCTGAAGCCATAACAGACCGAAGCGAAATGATGCGAGTGGCACAGATGTAAACAGCAACTACAGGGGCAAGGCAAACAACTTAATAAGGATCATTGCTTTTTTTATAATAACTTCGGACACATAGCCTTGCCCCTGCTTGCACCATGAAGGGGAACACATGAAATACATAATTCTGATAGTACTTGGCTTGATAGTAGCCATTGAATATGCGTATACAGTCGAAAGAAAAAAGGCTGACAAAGAAGCCGAAGAACTATACAAGAAATACAAGGAGTGGAAGGAGCATGAGTGACTTAATCAAACGAGAAGATGCGATAGAGGCATTGTGTCGAGGCTGTGGGTGGAAAGAGTCTCAATGCGACCAAGACAACGGATTTTGGTGCGAGTCAGGTGCGCTGATAAGACGGGACATACCATCCGCAGACAGACCGCAAGGGGAGTGGATAGATATGGGTGACTTTGAACAATGCTCTGTATGCAAAGGAACACGCCTCAAAGAATTTCAATCTTACTATGGCAAAGTGACTTGGATAAAAACACCATATTGTCCATCGTGCGGAGCAAGGATGAAAGGAGCAGACGATGAGTGAAAAGATATACCGAGTGCAGATGAATAGCAAAGGTATGCCGAACTTCTCAACGGCAGAAGAAATCATCCGTTGTGGAGAGTGCAAAGCGTATGACTCGGAGTGTAAGTGGTGTGGCGGTTTAGGGCTTGGAATGAAACCCGATGACTTCTGCTCATACGGAGAAAGCGAGGGCGAGTAATGGATGTAGGCGAAAAGATAAAGATAGCACTTGAAGCAAAAGGTATGAGCCAAAAGGAATTATCTGAAAAGGCTCACGCTACCGAGGCAAGCATAAGTAGATACATAAACGGAGAACGCTATCCCAAGTGGCAGATAGTAAAGCGTATTGCGGATGTTCTTGATGTAAGCCTTGATTGGTTGGCAGACCGCAAGGAGAGTGAGTGATGCCGAGGTTTTATGTTGAGCATAACGGTGAATGGAACATTTTTAGCACCGTTGTAGATGATTTCTTGTTCGATGAGTTTGTCTGCCTTGATGCGTTAAAAGCACGGTTGCTATATGAACGCTACAAGGAACTGACAGAAGATATAGATTCTTTGCTGACGGATAGACCAAAAGTGAACGTGATGCCTTATGAAGAAGCGGTACGCATCGCAGACCGCAAGACCGAGAACAGTTCGGAAAAACCGAACAACTTGGAAAGGAGTAGCGAATGACCGAATGCACATTACACAACCTTTTGACATCGTGCCAATATCCGCAAGTGTTTTGGATTTATCAGATGAATGATTACGATGAGAACATTCTGCTGACAAAGGGTACTAAACAAGAGATGCTTGAGGACGATGAAAACAGTTTTGATTTGATAGACCACATCAATGATGTTGTTGAGTATTGGACTATCCGAGAGGACGGAGCAATGTTCGTACGCATAA